ACGAAGGTCTGTCGCAGTTCGGAATGCCATACTCGTGGCTATCGTTCCTTGGCGTGCCTCTCCGTCGCGTCGATGCCATCCTCAACACTGAAGCAGTCGTTTCCTAAACGACGAAAGGGAATACACACATGATTACTGACCAACTCACTCGTCTTAGTGGAACACTGGTTTCAGGAGTTGACACTCCGCAAACACTGACAGTCACCGCAGCAGGTGTCTACTACTCAGAAAACGCGTTGGATCTTCGCAACCCAACCAACGTATCGGGTGGAACCACCACTACTCAGATGCGCGATATTGGCGAGGGCGAGGATTTGTATGCCGTCCTTACCGTTGCAACAAACACGACACTAGGCAATGGCATCACCATCGATGTCATCATGTCTGACGATCTTGCCGCCACTAATGCTATCGTGGTTGGCACGTTCGGCCCTCTTACAACGACTGCTGTTACGGGCGACCTCGGTGTTGCGGGTCGCTATTTTGTGGCGCGCATCAATCCGCGACTTCGCTCTCTTGGCACTACCTACCGTTACCTTCAAATTAGGTACACCAACGGTGCTACAACTGCTCTTGGACAAGGCAAGGTGTATGTTGACATCGTGACCGATATCTACGACTCTCAGAAGTTCTACGGTTCGGGTTTCTCGGTTACTTAATCCAAGGAGGATCTCTCAATGAAGGTACGCGCCACAGCCAAGTGCTATATCGGCAACACCATCCGCGAGGAAGGCGAAGTCTTTGAGTACAACGGCATCCCCGACACCATTCTGCACGCCGTCGAGGAGGAATCTCCGAAGGCAAAGCGCAAGCAACGGGACAACGCTTCCGACGAAGAGTGATCACATCCGAGGCAAATCAGGAGGGGGCGAGTCGTAACAACGGCTCGCCCCCTGCTGCAATGGAGGAACAATGGCATCCGAAGTTGATATCTGCAATCTTGCGCTCGCCTACCTTGGCGATACGGCATCGCTGTCGAGCATTGATCCTCCCGAAGGTTCGGCTCAGGCAGACCATTGCCATCGGTTCTATCCGATTGCGCGGGACACACTGCTTGAAATGCACCTTTGGAACTTCTCGATGCGACGAATTGCAATTGCGCTTGCCGCAAACAATTCATCGACATGGTCGTTTGCGTACCTTGTTCCGAGCGACGCGATCAATCTGATCTCCGTAATCCCGCCCGACGTGGCGGACGACTACTCAGTCAAGTTTGTACCGACCGACGCGCCCGTATACGCGCACAACTACAGCCCGATGATTCAGACGGGTCGATACATCCCGCAGCCATATGCGGTCGAGACTCAAGCGGATGGATCTCAGGTTCTGTACACGAATCAAGAGAACGCTGTGCTGCGATACACGGCGCACGTGCTCGACACCAACCTGTTCAGCCCGCTCTTCACGATGACGTTGGCGTGGCACCTTGCGTCGATGCTTGCGGGGCCAGTCATCAAGGGCGAAGCAGGCGCTGCGGAAGCAAAGCGTTGCCTTCAGATGATGATGACGTATCTGAAGGAAGCGCAGGAATCTGACTCACTGCAAAGAAACATCAAGCCCGAGCATGTTGTTCCTTGGACTTCGGGGCGATAAATCATGGCGAGTACCCGCGACTACCATCGTTCGTTTTCAGGCGGCGAGATTTCGCCGAACATGTACGGGCGCATCGACGACAACCGCTATTCAACTGGCGCTGCTTACCTGCGGAACTTTATTGCGCTACCGCAAGGCCCTGCGCAGAATCGAACAGGCACTGTCTTCGTACGAGAAACAAAGGGATCGGTACGCGCGCGCCTGATCCCGTTCACGTACTCGATGAGTCAGACGATGGTCATCGAACTTGGCGTGAACTACATTCGGTTCCACACAAGCGCGTTGACGCTGCTGAACACGGGCGCCGCAACGATCACGCTTGGCGTAACCAACTGTGTTGTCGGAAGCATGTACAAGTTTGGATTAACCACCTACTACTGCAAGACAACTCTTACGCCTGTAGTGACAGACCCGAGCACTGACCCAACAAATTGGTATCCGCAAAGCAGCACGGTCTTTGAGATCCCAACTACATACACCGATAGCGAACTGTTTGACGTTCACTATGTGCAGAGCGGAGACATCATCACGCTCGTGCACCCCGCTCACAAGCCTGCTGAATTGCGACGGTATTCATCCAGTCGTTGGGCGTTTACCGACGTGTCGTTTTTAGCATCAGTTAACCCGCCTGCAACAGTGGCGATTGCTGCAACTCGCGGCGAGCAGTTAACAATTCTTGGTCTTACCACTGCTACTCCCGCAGTGTTTACTTTCCCAACAGGTACGACGCATCAGTTTGCTCTTGGCGACAGCGTGTACGTCAGTGGATGTGCAGCAAGTGCTGGTGCGGCGTTTACTGATGGTTTCTATGTCGTCAATTCCATACCTACTGCGGGCGTCAACCTTACTTTAAAGACATACGACGCAGGAACGCAAATTGCTTACACGGGAACATACACCGCAAGCAGCGGCAGAATGCAGTTCGGAAGCCGTATCTCCGACATCGACAACTACTACGTTGTCACATCGGTATCAACAGGCGGTACGGAGAGCGCAGCAAGTACCGCGGTTCACATCATCAACAACCTGTACATCAACGGCGCGTACAACACAATTAGTTGGACAACGACAAGCGCGCAACGCTACAACGTCTACAAGCGGCAAAGCGGTTTGTACGGGTACATCGGTCAGACCGATGGACTTTCGTTTACTGACAACAACATTGCGCCCGACATGGGAATCACGCCGCCGATCTACGACACGGTGTTTAGTTCCACGGGGAACTATCCTGGGGCTGTTTCGTACTACGAGCAGCGCCGCGTGTTTGCAGGCACAGACAACGATCCGCAATATCTGTGGCTGACTCGGTCGGGAACTGAGTCGGACATGTCGTACTCGATCCCAACGACGGACATTGATCGCGTAGCGATTCGTGTGTCGGCTCGCGAATCAAACACGATTCGGCACGTTGTGCCGCTGACGCAGTTGTTGCTGCTGACAAACGCTGCGGAGTGGCGCGTAAGCCCATCGAGCAGCGACGTCATTACGCCATCAACTATCTCGGTTCGACCTCAGTCGTACGTCGGAGCAAACACGGTTCAACCTCAGATCGTGAACAACACCGTTGTTTACTGTTCATCCCGCGGCGGGCACGTGCGCGAACTTGGATATTCGTGGCAATCACAAGGTTTCATCACAGGCGACCTATCGCTTCGTGCGGCGCATCTCTTCGACAACTTTGACATTGTGGACATGTGCTTTGCCAAGAGCCCACAGCAGATCCTGTGGTTCGTTTCAAACAACGGCAAGTTGCTTGGACTCTCGTATGTCCCTGAAGAGGAAATTGGCGCTTGGCATCAGCACGACACTGACGGGACGTTTGAATCGTGCTGCGCCGTCGCAGAGGGGTTTGAGGACGCGGTATACGTCGTAGTCCGTCGTAATGTCAACGGATCAAACGTTCGATACGTCGAGCGGTTTGGAAGCCGAGCAAACAGTATTAACAATTTGGTCTTTACTGACAGCAGCCTGAAGTACAACGGTTCGCTTGTAACTGGAACGATGACGTTAAGTGGTGGTACGACGTGGGGGCCGAGCGACACGCTGACCCTGACCTGTAGCGTCTTTCCTACTTTCCTGTTTCCTGTAGCCACCGATTTGAACGACGCCATCGTCATTTCCGATGCGGCGGGCAATCAGTACCGATGCAGGATCATCGGAACCACATCGACGGCAGTTGCGCAAGTTAAGGTTGATGGGACAATTCCCGTTGCTCTTCGCAACACCGCAACAAGTTTGTGGACGTTTGCTCGTGACACCTTCACTGGTCTGAATCACCTTGAAGGCAAGACGGTCAGCATCCTTGCGGACGGCGCTGTGGTTCCGCAGCAAGTTGTGGCGTTGGGAACTGTTTCGCTTCCGCGAGCGGCTTCGTACATCACGGTCGGACTCCCGTTTCAAAGTGACATCCAAACGCTCCCGCTCACGATGAACGTCGATGGATTCGGGCAAGGGCGCATGAAGAACATCAACAAGGCTTGGATCAAGGTCTTCAAGTCGTCAGGCATCTTCATCGGGCCCGACGCTGATCACCTCGTTGAATACAAGCAACGAACCACAGAAACGTACGGCGTAGCGCCAAACCCGCAGAGCGACGAAGTGCTTGTAATGCTGACCCCGTCATGGTCAAACGGCGGGCAAATCTACATCAGGCAGAACGATCCGCTTCCGCTCACCGTTGTCGGATTGACGCTAGAAGCCGCCATCGGCGGATGAGGTAAACAATGCCAAGCGACATCCCTTACTTTCTTGCTAGCACGCCAACTCCGCCATCACCAATGGCGCCAAACACTTCCGCAGCCGATTTCAAATCGATGGCAATGGGAGGGCTTCTCATTGGCATCTTTGGCGCAGCGACTTCCGCGGTTGGTTCGTTCTACCAAGCAGAGAATCAAAAGAGCGAATTGCGAGCACAAGCGCAGAACCTAAAGTTCTCGGCGCAGATGTCGGCAATCAACGCGCGAGGCGCTGAGTTCTCCGCTCAGACAAGCAGGCAGGCTTCGCAGAAGGCAATTGGTCGATACACGATGGCAGCGGGGCAGGCTCGCGCTTCGGCGCAGACGGCAATTGCAGGCAGGGGAATTGAGGGCGGAGTTGGTTCTGCCGCCGAGGTAATCGGCAGCATGGACATCATCAAAGAAATCGACAAACTCACGATGGACGCCAATGCGGTTCGTGAGGAGCAGGCGCTTCGTACGCAAAGGACGAACTACGCAAACCAATCAACAATGGAGTTCATGTCGTCGCGAAACATGAGCGCAAGCGCAAGGTCACTCAGTGCAACTTCCGCAGGGGCATCAAGCCTTCTCGGAGGAACCGCTGATCTCGGATCTTGGTATCTCAAGACCATGATGTCAGAACGCCTTTCAAGGCGCGCATAAGGCTCAACCATGCCAACCGTACCATCGTCGTTTGTCCCGCAAATTGCAACTGAAGCAGGCGCAGCGGCTCCGTATCAAGCGACGCCCGTTCAGCCGATCCAAGACTTTGGCGCTCGTCAAACGGCGGCGCTTGGCAAGTCCATTACGGATGTTGGCGGCGCCACTGCCAGCGTTGGTATGAAGTTGCTCAATGAGTTCGACGAAGCGAAATCGAAAGAGATTGAGACAAACTACCTCAAGGCGTCTATGTCGATCTTGCAGGGCAAGAACGGATACTTTGCGACCAACGGCAAAGACGCAGCAGATAGGTACGAACAAACGATCAGTCAATTGAACGAGGCTGCTAGTTCAGCCATTGGCGCTGCGGACAACGACACGCAAAGACAGATGATTCAAAACGCAGTCGTCCGTCATAACCTGAACAACACCGCGACTGCGGACAATCATCGAACCAAAGAGATCACCGTCTACGCTTCAAACGAGGCAAAGACGCGAGCAAGCAACTTTGCCGACCTTGCGGTTGGCGCATGGGAAAGCCGATACGAAGCCGACGATGAAACGGGACGGCCAAAGGGACTCTTCCACGAGAACATGATTGTTGCTCTTGATGAAGTTCACACGTTTGGTCGGTTAAACGGTATTGCTGAAGACTCCGCGCAAATGAAGGCTCTTGAGCAGTCAGTATGGACGCAAGCGTCTGTTGGCGTTGCGGAGAAATTGGCTTTAGACAAGGACTATTCATCCGCAATCCAGTTTGTGAAAGAGCAAAAAGAACTTGATCACATTTCTTCTAAGGTGTCAGACGAGTTGCTCAGGGGCTTGGCGGCTGACCAAATGCGCGTAGAAGTCGAAACATACACCGAGCAAATTATGAACGGCTCGTTGGGTCGCACGGGCGATGAGTTTCCTGAGCCACGAACAAAGCGCCAAGCCTTTTTATGGGCTGATGACAACATCACTGATCCCGACATGAGAAGGTTTGTCAAGCAGCGCATGGGTCAAGAGTATGCGCAGATGGCAGAGTTTCAGTTTGAGGCATATCGCGAGTTACGCGACCGCGTAGAAGATGTTGTGGCAGACCCAAAAAAGTCTTTCAACGACATTGATCCAAAAGACTTTGCACTACTTAGACCAAGCGATCAAGAGTTTTTTATGCGTGGTCAACGTGCCAAAGATGATGAAAACATCATGTGGGAGATTGCACGTGATCCATCAAAACTTACTCCCGAGTATTTGGAAAACCATCGAAATCAGATTTCGCGCGGAACCTACGTGTCGTTGCGAAAGGCGCTTAAAGATGATCCAACTAATGGCGTTCCAACGATGGATGCGGATCATTTCAACAGAATCTTGACGGACGGCGGATACGGTTACTGGCTAGACGAGAAAGCAAGAGATGCTGACAAACAAAATCTTCTCAGGATGAAAGACAACATCAAGATAGAAATTGATGGGCTGCAAACGCGTTTGGGTAGAGATCTTTCTTGGCAAGAAAAAGACGCAATCTTTCAGCGAAGAGTCAACAACCAAATTAGTCTGAACGACAATTGGTGGTGGGGTTCTTCTCCTACAAAGACGCCGTTTTCCGCCGCAACTGCAACTCAAATGCTTAATGCGTATGAACTAGATGCGAACGATAAGAAGGTTTTTCTTATTGACCCTATGGAACAAGCACAAGCGCGAACTGAACTTCGTGGCGTTCTTGGCCGACAACCAAGAGATCAAGAAGTTGTTGATTATCTGAATCGACGAGGAATACTCTATCCATGACTCCCATTGCTTTCCAAACTGATCTTGATGCACAGAATCGAACTATTGGTTCTGATGTAAACCGCAACGGGATGCCCGAGGTAACGGAAGCAATCTTGCCAACGCGCATTGTTGTTGATTTAAAAGCAAACACGGCAAAGATGTATCGCGGCACAAACAAGTTGGAACCTGATAGCAGGTTCCAATTGGAACCTGCTCCACCAACACCGCTTGAACAACCAATTGCAATTGCGCCGCTTGAACAGCCCATTGCAATTGCGTCACCACAAACGGTTGGTGTTCCGTCTGCAACAGACACAATCAAAGAAATGTTGGACAGTCGGCGAAATGCTATTTACCACGCAGCCATGCGATCGTCGGGAGGAAACCCTGACGCTGACGCAAAGACTTTGCAGGCAGCGCGCGATTCAGGTACGAGTTACGACTTTGTTCTTCAGCACATGGAACAAACGCAGCGTCGGCTTTTTGGTCGTGAAGTTGCCAAGTTGGATCTTCCAAAGAATGCGCCTGTACTTGCCGAAAAGTTAGCCACCGACCCTGACTTTGCGCGCATAGCAACCGACGATCTTGCCAACCTGAAAGAACAAGAAGGATGGTGGAGTTGGTTTGGGCATCAAGTTACGGGAATTCCAAATGCTGTCATGCATGGCTTTGCGGCTTACGAGCACGCAGAATCGGGTGCTACGCAAGTTCTTGGGCCGCCAGTGCTGCATTCCACAATGTGGCCGATGGTTGACGCTGAAACGTTTTTAAATAGGCAAGAGCAGTTAAATGCACACGACCTAACGTTTGACCCTGAGCGCGAAGGCGGTTGGCTTCCATTTTGGAACATGCTTGGCATGACGGGAGAATCATTTTTCAGAGCAGTTCCTGCTGCGGGCGGTGGCGCCATTGTCGGAGGGCTCACAGGTGGGCTTGCGGGCACAGCGCCTGTGCCGTGGGCTCCAGTGACAGGCCCAGTGGGGATGCTTGCGGGCGCACGAGTTGGTGCGCAAGTAGGGTTAACTGGAGCAGTAGTTGAAGACAATTTTCGACAAATGATGGGCATGATCTATAACCGTGCAATTGATGAGGGGGCAAATCCTGAGGTTGCACGTTGGAAAGCGGCATCATGGGGTTTGACTATTGGCGGAATCAGCCTTGGATTGATGAAGACGCTGTACCCAAAACTGTTTGCTTCGTTTCTTGAAACAAAAGCAACACAAGAGATGGCTGCAAAAGAATTGGCTCAACGAATTGCAAAGGAATCATTGACGCCAACAATGAGCGCAGCAGTAAAACGCATTACTGCGCAGACCGCGAAGCAGACAGCAAATACTCTTGCTCATATTAGCGGAGTGGTGATTGGGATTGAAATGGCTAATGAGGACACGCGACGGGCATCCAATATGCCCATGCGAATTGAATCACCTGAAGGAAGGGAAGAACTCTTTAACAGTGTTGTGCAAAACTGGAAGTTTATGGCAATTGGATCTGTTGGCATGCAAGTGCTGATGCCATCAGCGCACAACCCAATTATGTCGTTGGCGCGTGAGCGAACTAGGATTCGTATTTCTGAAAAGCAAGCAGAGAGATTTGAGGCGTTAAGCATTCTTCAAAAGGCTTCTCAACTAGCCTTGCGTTCTCCCGAAGATGCGCAGTCATTGATGGAAGGCACTCTGACAGGCACTCCTGTTGAAGACATCCTGATCAGCAAAGAGGGGATTCAACGAGCGATGGCAACGCTCAAAATCCCGATGGCAAACCTTGATGAAGTGATTCCTGGGGGATTGGCTCAATTCAACGACGTCGCAAGCGGAACGGCGGAAAGCGGCGGCTACATCAAGGTCAAGACCGCTGATTTCAAGGCGCGCATTGAGAAGACTCCGCTTGGCAGTCTTCTTCTAGGAGATGTGACTTGGTCGTCTGAAATTGGAACGTTGAGAGAATCGGCAGCGCGCAGTGCGTTCCTTAAGACTTTCATTTCCGAGATCAACGAGAACGTAGAAAAGTTTGCCGATGAGGTAAATGAGGCAATTAACAAGGACGACGCGCACAGGGAAAGCGCGGAAAAAGTTGCCAATGTGATCGAAGCGCAACTGATTGGTGAAGGCCGAACCGCGGAGCAGGCGCGTACTGAAAGCCGTTTTTTGGGAGCGATTGCGTTTGCGGGCGCCGCGCGAGAATCAGAAGGCAAGGCAACACGGATGACTCCCGAGGAGTTCCATCGGAAGTACCCAATCCACATTGCCGAGCCCGAATCCGAGAAGCCTTCCGAGCCCGCGCGCGAAGTCGCTGCGCCAACGGAAACGGCAGCGCAAGTCAAACCAGTTGTGCCAACAACCGTTGATCCTACGTCGCGACCTCGCACTGTCGCGGAAATGTTGGTGGAGAACCGCCGCGCGGAAGAAGCGCAAGCGAACGAGCCCGTTGGTCAAATGTCGCGCCAAGGCAATGATGCCGTTGTTGAAGCGATTGCAAACCTGCGCGAGGCAAATGAAGCGCACAAGGGGTTTGCTAAAGACGAGGGCTCTACGGCAAAGACTGCTTCCATGCACGAAATGATGAGCGATCAAATCGATGCTGTTGAGCGTGAAGTCAAAGCGGGCGACGCGGTTGGTCTTGAAATTGAAATTGCAATCTTGCAGGAAATGCTTCGCGCAAGCAATATTCGCGAAGCGCGCAACGCCGTCAAGCAACCTGGAATTGCAAAGCAACTTGCCACTACTGCGCAGCGCCTGATCGACACCGACCGCGGTGAACTGGATCGAATACTTGAAAGCACGCCAAAGACGGGCGAGGAAGACACGCTGAATCAACCATTGACAACAATGGTGCCATCTACAAAGAACGTCGTTCTTGACCCAACCATTGTTCGCAATCCATCCTTTGAAGAGGCTGTGAAGCCCGACGAAAAAACAAGGGTGGCGTTGGAAAAGAACGTTCTTCTGTTCGACACTAAGGAGTTTACGTCTACTAAGTCTGACGGAGCAGTTGTTACCGAGCGCGCATACAACAGCATCAAGGTTGAAGGCAACACGGCTCAAGAACGAGCAGAAAATATCATTCAGCAAATGGTGAGAAACCTGCTTGAGATCCACGATCGAATCCCTGAGGCAACTCGTAAGCGTTCAAAACTTTGGTACATGGGCGCAAACCGACTATCGCGCGTGTTTGCAAAGCGATACGGCTTGACTGACAGGCAATCAGCGGCGGGACTGGCTGTGCTATCCCCGCAAGCAGATTGGCGTATGAACATCTCCTATTGGGAGCGCATTCTCGACATCTCGCGTCACCGACAACAATATGTTTGGGATGCGAAAATGACTAGTTGGGCAGACGGGTACATTGAATCGAAGACGGAAGAATGGGAACTGGAACGTCTTGCTTTAGAGAAAAGCCGAGACAACGCAAATAAGAGCGTATTGGTTGCAGGCAAAGCGATTGAGGGCAAGCAGAAGAAGTACGAGTCCGTGCTTGCTGAGGTAGATGCGCGTGAACAATTGCGGCTTGCCGAACTTCAAGTCTTTGAAGATCAGGCGACAGAAGTAAAGGCGGCGCGCGAACGACGCGATATAACCGAAAAAGCGGCTAAGGAACAACGCCAAGAGATTGCTGAGAAGAAGAGCAAGGCACGAGAAGCCGTTGATAAGGCTCGCGATAAAGACAACAACAAGGCAATCAAAGCCCGCCAAGAAGTTCGGTTTGCTGAAACTGAGAAGCGTCAAGCGGAACGCGAAGCAATCAAGCGCCAAGCCAAGGTTGATGAAGGGAATCCCAACCTTTTGGCGCAAGACTTTATTCGTGGAATGTCGTTGGCTAACGTGGAATCTGACTACGCACGTGCGTGGTGGATCCGCGCATACGACGAAGCGCACAACCCTCGTGCCTTCCGCGATGTAACTCCTGAAGGCGACTTCCTTGATTTTGTCAAGACCGATAAAGGCAACAACTATCCTATTGGTTGGAAGTCCTTTGATGGAATCGCAAAGGCTGTTTCGATCATTCGCGATGGGTCTGTTGAAAACATCCACGACCAACTTGGAAACGAGCACAAGGTCAGGAGTTTCTACAACAACATTTACGCGCCCAACTCTTTGTTGCCGTTCCTTACTTCTGACACGCATCAGGTCGCGGCAGACCTTATGGAACCTCTTGGCTCAAGTGCAATCGAGGTTGGTCATAACTTTGGAACAGGTAAGGGCGTTGGCGTTGTCGGCCCTCAAGGATTGAAGGGCACCTACTGGATGCACGCCGAAGCAGTTGTTCGCGCCGCACGCGAGCGCGGTCTTCTTCCTCGTGAAATGCAGTCCATTACGTGGGAAGCAATTCGAGGCTTGTTCAAAGACACGTTTAAGCAAGATGAAAAGAACCTTGAGTCTGTCCGAGATCTTTGGGATCGGTATCGCAATGGGGAGGCAACTTATGAAGAAACCTTTGAATCCATCGTCAAACTTGCAGCAGGATTTACGGAGCCCTCGTGGGTTGGCATCGGATCCGATCGCTTCCTTCCTGCGGAGCGTGGGCATTCCAGTTACGAAAACGACTTGGCTCACAGCAGCGTCACACTCGATGAATCAGCCCTCACTGGAGAAGAACGACCCCGAAACATCGGGGATGTTGCAGCGGATGTTTCCCAAGGAGAGTCAGGAGTCCTAGAGCAAGCCGCTCCTGTATCGCCTGAGTTCTTCTCCGCGCTCAAGCGCAGCGTTGACGCCGTTGACGCTAAGGAGTTGACGGGCGCCCAGTGGAAAGATCGCATTGCCACCTTGGTAAACAAGGGCGAGGTCAAGGAAGAGGAAATCTATTGGACGGGCTTCTACGACTTCCTCGACATGCAGCGCGAAGGCAAGATCACAAAGGAAGAACTTGCTGCGTTCCTTCAAAACAATGGCGTAGATGTTCGAGTGTTGTCGTCTGAAGTGGTAAATGCGGGAAAGAAGACGTACAAACTAAGTTCTGCCGAGTATGGGACTGAAATTGGATCCTTTGCAAGCATGGAGAAAGCAGAAGCAAAGATTGAAAAAAACTTTCAACTCTCTATGGCGGTTCACGAGTCTGCATTTGACCGTTACGTAGAGCAATTTGAAGGACGTTGGTATGTATCGGAAAGGGAAACGGTTACTGGTGAGCCATCAGGCTTGATATTTGATTCTCGCGAATCTGCGGAAGCCTACGCAAAAAGAGAAAAAGAATATGCAATTGACCTTGAAAGGCAAAAGTATCGAACAGGCTTTGCCATTTACGAAATTGAACTTGGCGGAGGCGGAAACGATTTTAATTCAAAGTATGATTACGAACCGCTGATTTTGCCAAACGGCACAAACTACCGCGAAGTGTTGGTGACACTTCCTAACTTTCGTCCGCCAGTTAAACCTCCAAGCGCCAAAACGCTTGCGGCTCGCAAAGCAATATTTGAGAAGTACGAAACAGCCATTAAAAAAAATGATGCGGAAATAAGGGCAAATCTACTTAATTCAAGCGATATGACTCAGCAAGAAATGAGTGCTCACACAAATAAGCGATACGACTTGGGAATTGAACGAGATCAATTAGAAAGCGCTCGGGATCAGGAAGCAAGTCAATTTCCAATTCCTCAAGAAGCAGATGCACTTCGGTGGAAGATCCCGCACTTTGGTGAAGCAGGCGAACAAAACAATGTTCTTGTATCTACACGTTTGAATGATCGAGTAAGTGAGCAGGGTAAGCCTGCGCTTCACGTTGAAGAAATCCAATCCGATCAATCAGCAAAGGGTCAAGATAAAGGCTTTCAACCAAAGGAAGGCGTGTCGTCGTCAGACGAATATCTACGTCAAGAAGATATTCTGTACCAACGTTTTAATAGAAGTACGCAACTTGGGCTGGACGTACTTAGACAATTTGACAACCTTGGCTTTGATGATGGGGATAGAACGGGCCCGCTTCGATGGCTATCAAGCGAATCAAATTGGGATTTTGAAAATGGCGGACTTGACTTGCGGGGTCTTACTGAAGATCAAGTAAGTGTT